GGTAATAAAGAAATTGCACAAGGTGCAATAGCCAAAGCTCAAGACAGTTCTAAAGGAACTACAGGTAAACCAGCAACCGATATTACAGGTACTATACAAAAAGGTGCAGAAGAATTACAAGGTATCACTGGTGCTATCAAAGCTGGCCAAGGCATGGGCACAAGCGGTACAAGTTTGATGCAACCACGTGATGGATCTAGCACAGCCGGAGAAGTTAAAATCAAAGACGAAAAAGGCCAAGAACACGCTTATAAGAAAGTTGGACAAAAATGGTACGACAAAGATAACAAAGAAGTACCACTAGCTATAGCGGCCATGTTAGATAAACAAGCACAACAACAAGCCGCACTAGGCAAAGACAAAAACGCCGCACCGCTTGCAGGTCCGCAAGGCGAAATACCTGGTGCTAAACCACCGGTACCTGCCAAACCAGGTGCAACACCTCCCGCTACAGCAGGAGCAACAGCACCTGCACCAGCAAAACAAGAGCCAGTTAAAATTGGCGGCCAGACATTAGATCCTAAGAATCCTGCTGATAAGAAAATTATTGATCAGGTGCAAGCTCAGCAAGGCGCCGCACAAACCCCGCCTGCCGCTACACCTGCAACTCCTGCAACTCCTGCCACAGCTCAACAGCCAGGAGCAACACCTCCTGCTAAACCAGGTGCACTAGATCCACGCGATCTTAACAAAGATGGCACAGTTGATGCAACAGAAAAATCTATTGCTAGAAACCAGGCCAAGACAGGCGCTCAACAACCGGGTGCCGCACCTCCTACCGCACCTCCTGCCGCAACTACAGCACCAGCCGGTCAGAGCCCCGAAGACATTCGCAAGGCCAAGCAAGCTGATGCCGCAAAAGCGGCTCAAGCACAGATGACTGCTAAGCCAGTGCCTGCCGCAACAACACCTGCTACAGAGCCTGCCACTACAGCTGAACCTGTACCGGGAGAAACCCCTGCACAGACAGTGGCAAAGACACGCACAGGTGGCAAAGTTGCAGGACAAGTAAGTCAGACTCCCAATGCTATTCGCAAGCGTGATGCTAGGGCGGTGGCCGCACAAGCTAAAACAACAGGCAATGATGTAATGGGACGCATGGCCAAACAACTAGGCGCCGCACCTGCAGGCGGTCCTGCACAGGTAGAACCTGCCGCAACTCCTGCCGCTACACCAGACTTTAGCAAAACAATGACTGGCTATGGCAAAACAACAACAAATGCACCTGCTGGTGTTCCTACTCCAACAGTCACTCCTGCTGTACCCGCTACTACTAATGCTACAACAGAGCCTGTAACAACCGCTCCCAAAGTAAAAAGAAGTGTAACAGGAGATGTTCCTGTTCCTGATAACTTTGGAAAACAACTACAAACAGCCGGCATTGACTTTAGTGCAGTGTTATTACGCAAAATGAAACAAATTGTATGATGTTAACTGAAGGTGGAAATATATTTAAAAATGCCGAGGGTGCTGAACTCACTCGCCGCATTACTCGTGCTGAAATTCCCACCACCATTGCCTGGCTAGAAAAAATTACCGGCTTAGATTTCAGTGAAGAACGCGACGAAGAAGATGTTCCTACCAAATGGCTAGGAAGCACTGGACGCAAAGACGACAGTGGAGACCTGGATCTAGCAGTTGACGACAAAGCCATTACTAAAGAAGTATTAGCAGATGTACTAAGCCGTTGGTGTCAGCAACAAGGTATTCCCGCTGAGCAAATACGCAATCGTGCCAAAACAAAATCGGGCCCTGCTTGGAAAGAGGGTTGGATAGAGTTAACTGGTGACAGCGTACACTTTAAGACACCCATCAACGGCAATGCTAAAAATGGATTTGCACAAACAGACTTTATGTTTGGTGATCCCAAGTGGCAAGCATTTGCCATGAAAGGTGCTCGTCAAGGCGATCAGTATACTGGCATGAGCAAACAAGTCATGTTGTCTAGTATAGTTAATGCTGTTGCTCCTGAACTGAAGTGGAGTTACAAACATGGTCTGGTTGATCGTGCTACTAATCAGACTATAGAAGGCGGCAAGGATCCACAGATGTTGAGCCAAGTAACAGGTATTCCCCTGGCTAGTTTGATGTCAGCAGATAAAATCATTGCGGCCATACAACGGCGTCCCGACTACCAAACAATCATTGCCGCGGCCCGTGAAACCCTGGGCAAGAGTGGTATACAACTTCCAGAATCGGCACCTGCTACTGGATCAGCAAACTGGTTCCGGGTGATGGCTGATCGCATATGAAATTAGATTTTTTAGATTATATATTTGAGGCCGGTGAAGGTCCTCGTATTCCCCACCCCGAGGACAGTATCTTTGCAGGTAGTGCGGCCGCCACCAAATCCATTGGTGCTTTAAAAGAAATTATCGCCAATCCTGGCAAAGGCAGTATCAAGTGGGATGGCGGTATTGCGTTATTCTTTGGTCGCAATACAGCAGGCCAATTCGTGTGTGCTGACAAGTACATGCCGGCCAAAGGAGTGTACCCTACTAGCCCCGAAGCCTGGGTAGAATATGATCGTCAACGCGGTGCAGATCGCAGTGACCTGTATGCCAAGATAGAACTAATTTGGCCAGGACTGGAAGCCGCAGTGGGATCCACACAGGGCCTGTTCAAAGGCGACTTGATGTGGACCGGGGTGTTACAACCCCAAGACGGTCAGTATGTTTTTGGGCCTGTTACGGTACAATATCGTATTCCGGTAGGTAGTGCCCTGGGAAAATTGGTTGCAGGCAAAGTTGGTGGCCTAGTTGTACATCAATTTAATGATGCTCCATGGGATGGCAAATCAGGATTGACCAACGCCGGCAATGTGGCCATATTGACACCCACAGCAGGCATTACATTCACACTAAAGAATCCTGTCATGTTGGTGTCGGACGCAGAAAAAGCAGTTGCCAGTCAAGGCAAATTGGCAGATGATTTTATGGCGGGCCTTGCAGGCACAGTTAAGAGTGCAATACAGACCTACATGAACAAGAAGATTACTAAACAAACTAACGATGAATTAGTGCAGTGGTTACCCAGCAATGTCAGCAACAAACAAGTGCAGTTGCTAATAGGTGCCAATAACGATGGCTATTTGATGCAAAACGAAGCAGGACTCACGGCTGTTTTCGCTATTTGGAACGCAATTTACCGCCTCAAGGACAACCTGTGTCAACAGTTAGAACCGCAGGTCAAAGGCTTTGAACAGTGGACTGGTGGACAACGAGCTGGCGAAGGATTTGTATTCCCCACCAGCCAAGGCCTGATCAAGCTGGTAAATCGCGCAGGCTTTGGCGCCGCGCACTTTAACAAGTAACTGCTAGTTTTTTTGTCTAGATGATAAATATTTACATGAGGCGTAAGCCCATATATTTTAAAGGAAAAATAAAATGGCAACATTTACACGTACAAACGGTGGCGCATTAGCCGGTGAATTTATTGGTCGTGACCTTAAGTTTGTTAAGGCAACTTTGACAAGTCTTGAGACAGGTTACACAGCAGTTGACAGCAACTACGAAAAAATCGTTCGCGTATTAGAGAAGTATAGCACAGTTTCAATTACTGGTATTCCAACTTCTAACAATGCAATTTTCGTTGTTGAAGGTTTACCAACCACAGTTGGTGACAACACAGCAGACCAAAGCGGTGGTACAGCTATTGGTGTTCAATTGATGGCTGATGCTAACACAGCAACCAGCGGTTCAGTAGGCATCACAGTTTACAACAACATCAGTGGTACAAGCTTCGCTTAATTTTTAATTAAGTTGAATAAAAGAGCACAGTTTCGACTGTGCTTTTTTTATGGCCATAAGTATTGTATGCACGACAACATTGAATACTTCACAATTATAACATTGGTTGATATTACTAGAACTGGTATAACACGCAACCATGCCGGCGAAGACCGCCTACGAGATCAACAACGTAATTGGGAAACAGTATTGCAGGTCTTGGGCATACGGGCTCAACCCACTGTTACTGATGGCCCCATCACTGATGTAGTTGAAGAGTTTGTTGTTAAAAATCTATTTGGCGACATGTACTCTGGAGACCAACGTATTTGGGCAGTGGGGTTCAGCATAGAACATCAGAACGTCTATGCCAAGGGTGCAAATCAGTTGGCACTACTAGAAGAAGACTTTAACCAAGTTCCGGTTATTACGGGCTTAGACGAAACAGCCCGTTTTATATTGCCCATTTTTTATAGCCACGGTGCTATCAAGAACATTGCATTCAAGCCCGGATTGCTAAGATAAACATAACTTATATCATTTTAGTACAAACACTAAATACTACATTGATGCTACCAGCACCATTAAGGCTCACAATTACGGCTTACGTCAGGCACAGAGAAAACGCATCGCTAATATGAAAGCGAATTTAGAGTATGGCCACCGCTATTGAAAAGACTAACCTTGAGGCGCACGTAGAACTTTGCGCTGAAAGGTACGACCAATTGGATAAGAGACTTATAGGGGTTGAAACCCGAATGGAAAAAATTGAGGGCCATATAGTGGACATCAAGGAAGCCATCGAACAGTCCAACAACGGCCAAAGCAAACAACTAATTGCTATTGGAACAACTATCATTGGGGTATTGATTACTGCCATTGTTGCCCTGGTTATACACCTGGCACAAAAATGAAAATAGTAGAAATTGCCGGTGGCAAACTACAGCTTCCAATCACTAACGAAGAAGCAGAAGTGCTAGAAAAATTCAAAACACACCCTATTGAACGCCGTGAACTCACAGAGCGTGAAATATACATAGCCAATCAACTAGTCAACAAAGACGTATTACTTCGAAGAAATCAAGATGGCAAAATCTCGTACAGCAAAAAAATCAAAGATTAAAACCCAAGCAGAGAACCAAGTCAAAGCAGAGACCATAAATGCTCTGACAGATCTAGTTAGTGCTTATGTCAAATCCTGGGCACGTACTGAAGCCCAACGTATCGTACAAACAGACCCCGTGCCTGTAATCATGCCCATACAAAATGGGTACCAGGTTGGGAAACACCAAGTAATCAATGAGCCTAATGCAGTATGGGCCCTGTACAACAACTACAAAGAACCCTTGGAGCAATTCCTAGACGTTAGAAGTGCTGTAGCCTACAGTATTTTATATCAACTAAAGCGTTATAAGCCCGCAGATACTGTGTTATTGGCTGACAAACGGCTAAGTAAGTTAGATGCTGATTTTCAGCACTATAGTAGATGTATGCAAGCGGCAGGCAAGCGCCAAGATTACACCACTATAGATATATTGGCGGCTAGGTACTATGATGCACAATTTCTACTACCCCAAGCCCGAATAGAATTAGAAAAAACTTTAAGAATGAATAAATACTTAAAAGTTTGGGAAACTGGAAACCACTATGAAACTAAATGATTTAGGCTACAAGCCAACACCAAAGAAAATAAACAAAGTTACCGAAAGCCGCTTTGGCTTTAAAATTGACTTTGATAGCATGACCTTTAAAAAGGCTTACAGTCTAGCCACTGGTATCACAGAAGGTATAGAAAAAATCAAGCGTACACACGGAATACATACCGCTGAGAAAAATTCTCAGTATATGGAATTGCTAATGGTGCGCGAAGGCATTCACAGTTGGATGGCACAAAATAAGCGTCACTTCATTATTGAAAGTGAAATGGCCAAGTCGGAAGCAATTCTAGCGGCCAAGAGCATGGTTGATGAGATCCAAGACATGTTGGAAAAGATCAGCAAGATGCAAAACGAACAGATGCCTGCCCTATTAGACACAATCCGTGACCAAATCAGTTCAGAAAAGGCCGACGGCTTCAAGAACGCAGTCAGCCCAATCCTACAAGATCTAGCACAGACACTACAACAAGGTCGCGAGTCAGCCGACGGCGCCGCTCGTGTATTGGCCGGTGAACAAGAAGCTGGTATGGACATGGGTATGGGTGGTGGCATGGGCGGCATGCCTGGCGCTCCCGAAGGTGGACTACCTGGAGCAGAAGCACCATTGGGTGGAGCACCAGAAGGTGATGCATTTGGCGCCACTGATGCGGCCGCAGGTGGCGAGGCAGAACTAGGCAGAGAGCGCAGATAATGCGTTTAAATGAATTTGTTTATGATGAGGACATCATCGAAGACGAGGCAGATGCTCGTGGAGATATGGACCTTATTACCACTTTGGAATTCCTTAGGAATCAAAGTGCAGGTAAACATCTAGTACCACGTGTGCGTGTTGACAGTTTGATCAACATGATAAACATGCACAGCGACAGTGAAACTTTCAGCAATTCCGGTTTGATGAATGCATTTAAGACCAACGAAACAGTAAAAAATCTCATTGCAGACATCAAGGATGATGAAAGCACAGGTATCAAATACGTGTACCTAAAACCCACAGACCAAGACGACCCAGATCAAATGGATGGATCCACTGGCGATGCTGAAGCAGTTAAATCCGAACCAGAAAAGGTTGTGTCTAGTATGGCTAACAAAGCCATTGCAAATCGCAGTTAATTCCTGTATAATGTAAATAACTATAAAGATAGTCAACATATCTGCCCCGTATGGCGTTGTATATGTACAGTCTTAAAGGAGATGGTTATGAAAAAAATCCTAGCGTTAGTCTTAGCATTAGCCAGCGTATCAGCAATAGCACAACCTGGTTTTAGACATCATGGGCACCACGGGTACTATCCGGGATACAATTACGGTTGGGTCGCACCCACAATCATCGGTGGTGTGATTGGTTATGAAATTGCACGTAATCAACCTCCGGTGATTGTGCAACAGCCTGTTGTAGTACAACAGTATCCCGTGCCACCTGCTACAGTTTATTATGGACAAAGTCAACAATGTACTGTGTGGACCGAAGTACAAAACTTTGATGGTACCATTACTAGAACAAGGACCTGCTCACAATGAAACTACGCCGACTAAGAAAAAAGATGTACACTGCCATCTTTGCACACGACAGTGTCAAAGAGAAAAAGGCATGGCTCAAGATCCTTAAAAAGTCTTATAAACATAAACATACGGAAGATGTACAATAATGGCCTATTCAGAAAAAGTGGTTGACCACTACGAGAATCCCCGCAACGTTGGCAAGTTTGATGCCGCTGATGCTGATGTTGGCACAGGCATGGTAGGCGCCCCTGCTTGTGGTGATGTTATGAAACTACAGATCAAAGTTGATGAACATGGCATTATTAGTGATGCTCGTTTCAAGACATACGGATGCGGCTCAGCTATTGCATCAAGTAGTCTTATTACCGAGTTGGTTAAAGGAATGACACTTGACCAAGCATCAAGTATTAAAAACAGCGACATTGCTGAAGAACTAGCATTACCTCCAGTTAAGATACATTGTAGTATTCTAGCAGAAGATGCCATCAAGGCCGCAGTAGCAGATTATCGCAAAAAGCATGATCTCGTTAACTGAAGTCGCCAAAAACAAAATACAAAAACTAGTTACGGCCAAAGGCTATGCTGGCATTCGTCTTGGCGTAAGAACCACCGGTTGCTCAGGGCTTGCTTATGTGTTAGAATACGTTAAAGAATACACGCCAGAACAGTATGTGATCAACTATGCACAACCTGAATTTGTAGTACTAGTCAATCAAAAAGATGACGTTTACCTTAAGAACATGACAGTAGATTATGTACGCAAAGGACTTAACGAAGGATTTGAATTTAGCAATCCCAATGAACGTGACCGCTGTGGTTGCGGAGAAAGTTTTAGAGTTTAAATGATTATCAAAAAATATGATTACACGCCTATTAGTAGAACAACTATAGATGGCAAGCGACACTATTGTTTACCTGATGGCACGGCAGTACCCAGCGTTACCACTATCCTAGATCGAACCAAAAGCGAAGAGTCAAGACAGGCACTACAAAAATGGCGTGATGCTATCGGACACGAACGTGCTCAGGCCATTACCACCGAAGCCGCAAATCGTGGCACTAGAATGCATAGTTACCTTGAGAGTTTTATTCTCAATGACGACTTAAAGCCCTTACCTGATAATCCGTTTGCACAGCCAAGTTGGTTCATGGCCGCAGAAGTTATCCTCAAAGGACTTAGCAACGTAGATGAATTCTGGGGCAGTGAAGTGCCTGTGTATTATAGCGGGTTATATGCTGGTACCACAGACTGTGTGGGTGTGTGGAAGGGACGGCCTGCTATCATGGATTTTAAACAAAGTAACAAAGTTAAAAAGCGTGAATACATCGATGACTATTTTGTACAGTTGGCGGCCTATGCACAAGCACACAATGCCACACACGGCACTGAAATTAACTCGGGTGTAATTTTGATGGCTGTACAGCCTCGATTACAGCCAGATCAGACATATTCGACGCCAGAATACTTGGAATTTGTTATCGAAGGTGCCGAGTTTGATCATTGGACCAACGAGTGGACCAAGAGGGTAGAGCAGTATTACCGAACAAACTAAATACTCTATACAGTTGAGGATTTAGACAATGGCCGTTATACAAATTAGCCGCATACAACACAGACGCGGTTTACAAGCAGATTTGCCCAATCTAGCCAGTGCCGAGCTGGGATGGAGTGTTGACACACGTAAACTTTACATTGGTAACGGCACCATTGAAGAAGGTGCACCTGCCATTGGTAACACTGAAATTCTCACTGAATTTAGTGACCTAACTCCGGTTCCATCCACTGTGACATTGACTGATGCCACATCAGGTGAAGTATTCAGAGTGGCAGCAGGTGCCGTGGTATTTTCTTATACCATGGTTAGAGGAACTATTTATCGTGCTGGTGTTGTTAAAATTGCAGGATCTTCTGGGTTTGATGATTCATATGTGGATAGTGGCGCAAGC